ACCGGCCCGGCGATCGGCGTGATGCCGGCGGCGTTCAGCGCATCCACGATCAGGTTCGCGAAGACCTCGCTGGTCGCCAGCGGCACGCCCAGCGCGACGTCGTTGTTGCCCAGCGAGGACAGGAAGCAGAAGGCCGGACGCGGCGACAGGGCGAGGATCTGGCCGAGCCGCGCATGCGTCTGCTCGATCGTGTCGCCGACGACGCCGGACATGGCTTCCGGCCTGAACCGCAGCGCGCCGTCCAGCTCGATGTTCGCCCAGAACCAGGGGCCGCGGTAGTCGTGCCGGCGCAGCACGCCGCCGCCGGCGCCGGCGACGTAGCTGTCGCCGAGGCAGGCGCATTCCACGGGCGCGGGCAGGGCGCGGCTGGCCACCGGCGGCTGCGGCAGCAGGATCAGGTCGGAGGCGTCGCGCGTGCCGTCGGGCGGCGGTGGCGCGGGTGGCGTGACGTTGCCGAGCGGCGGGATGTCCCAGGCCGCGTCGAAGGTGACGAAGGGCGCGAGGCTCTCCGGGTCCACGCCCTGCGGGAACTCGAGCGGCACCTCCGCGACCAGCGCGTAGACGGTGCGGGCGTTCCGCTCGAAGGCCTCGGCCTGCAGCTGCTCGGCGCTGACGATCTCGACCTGGCCGGCGGCGACGGCGGGCGCCCAGCCGGACAGCGCGGCGATCGCGACCTGCACCATCTCGTAGCCGCCGATGGTGGCGACGTCGCCGCGACGGCGGGCGCGCTCCCCGCTGGCATTCGCGGCGAGGAGGTAGACGCCGAACTGGGCGCGCCAGACGCCCTCCGGCCGATCCACCCGGGTCAGGCCCAGGAAGGCGACATAGGCGCCCGGCGCCATCGTCAGGATCCGCGACAGCTCCTCCGCCGTCAGGCGGTCGGGCTTGTGGTCCACCTCCTTGACGCGGCTGCCGAAGGCATCGGCGAGCTGCGCGACGAAGGCGTCCTCGACGCTCGCGATGATCATCCGCGCCAGCCGGAGCGGTAGGCGCTCAGGTCGTCGAGCGTGACGTTGCGCGGCTCGCCGGCGGCGACCACCACGCCGCCGCCATCCTCGGCCGGCTCGGCGCCGCTGCTGTCGAGGCCGAGGTCCGCCTTGCCGGCGGCGACGTCCTTCAGGAACGCGATCGCCTGGTCGCGCTCCCGCGTGACCTGGTCGCTGGGCTGGCGGTCGCCGCCCAGGTGCAGGTCGTAGCGGGCGATGGCGGCGGACAGCCGCACCAGGATGCGCGGCACGGCGGTCAGCGGCAGGGTGTGACGCGGGCGGATGTAGCCATCCACCATGTCGCCCGCGTCGTCGCAGGCGCGCTGCACCTTCACCGGGTCCGGCTGGCCGTAGGGGCCGGGCGCGAGCTGGAACATCTCGTCCAGCCCGTAGCGGTTCAGCAGGTCTTCAGGGGTGCAGTAGGCCGGCACGAGAGCGCTCTCAGACCCGTGCGGGCCAGCGCCAGGTGCGCTCGCCCCTGCCGCAGGTGACGCTGGTCACGGCGAAGGGCGTGCCGGCATCGGCCAGCACCTGCAGGTTCACGCAGGTCGGCGACCAGACGCGGGTGATGACGGCCGGGTAGTGCTCGGCGCCGCCGCGGCCCGCGCGCTCCGCCTCGGTCGGGGTGTAGAGCACCATGCGGCAGACGGACGGGGCCGGAGGCGGCGGGCTCGTCGCCTCCGGATGGATCGTCAGCGGCTGCGCGGGCGCCGCGCTGCTCACCGGCGCCTGCCCTTCTTGCCCTCGGCCTCGCCTTCGGCGCCGGCGCCGGCAGCACCCCCCTCGCCGCCGGCGCCGTCGCCCTCGGTGGACGGAGGGGACTTGGCAGTGTCCTCCGCCTCGCCGAGATCCTCGACCAGGCCGTGGGCGCCGAGCAGCAGCTTCGCCTCGGCCTCCTCGACCACCAGCTCCTCCCCGGCCGACACGACGCCGTCCGGGGTGGTGAGCGGGGCGAGCAGCTTGAGCTTGCGCATCAGGCGGCCGCGGTCTGGATCAGGTAGCCGGCGCCGGCGCCGGCCACGACGGGCACGCGCTCGTAGCTGACCGGGTAGAACCACGACTTGTGGACATCGTCCCAGTACGGCTGCTCGACGAGGGGATGCCCCTCCATCTCGTAGGTGTAGCCGAAGGTCGGCTGGGCGTTGTCCGCCGCGCCCGTGACCGTGTAGGCGAGGATGACGTCGGTGCCCCAGACGTCCACCTGCTGGTCGGCGGCATCGAGCATCACCGCCGTGCCGACCACCACGCGCTCCAGCTCCCACAGGCTGGCCAGGATCTCCGTCGTGACGCTGTCGCGGCCGGTGTACTTGATGCGGTCGATGATCTGCGGGTTCCGGCGCAGCGCCGTCATCACGCGCGGGCCGATCACCGCCGTGTTCGGATAGAGGCCGATCTGCGCGCGCACCGCTTCCCGCCCCGTGTCGATCGCCACCTGGGGATCGACGCTGGCGTCGCTGAAGCGGGAGCCGGCGCCGAGCGCCACGCGGTTGCTGGCGGCATAGGTGCCGGTGGCGCGGGCAAGCGCCGCGCTTTCCTGCTCCAGGCTGTTCATCACCGCGCCCATGCCCTTCTGGGTCGCGACGGTGCCGAGGTTGATGCCGGGCACGCGGCTGGCGTCGCGCGCATTCTCGCGCGGCACCGGCACGTCGATGGCGTCCTGCACCAGGGCGTAGGGACGGTTGCCGTAGCCCATGGGCAGACGCTTGGTGGCGCCGCCGGGCGTGCGGCGCATGTTCATCTGGCGGAATTCCTCCCGCCCGAACTCGATGATGGTGCCGCCGGCGACCGGCACCGGCACGCGCGGGAACAGGAAGGGCGCGACCAGGTTGTTCGCGCGGAAGCCGCGCGCGACGGTCGAGAGGACCGGATCGACGACCCGCGCCTGGCGCAGGCTGATGGACATGGACATGGGTCAGGGTTCTCCGGTCAGCGGCGCAGCAGGATCTCGACGAACTGCCCGGCGGCGGTCGCCGCCTGCAGCACGTCGCCCACCGCGAAGATCGGGCTGTCGGCGCCGGTGATGATGCCGGCGCCGTTGGCGGTGGCGGAGGTCACCTGCGTCGCGCCGGCGACGACACTCAGCGTCGCGGCGACGACCATCCGGCCCTGGGTGTCCACGGCGACCGTGTTGCCGACGGCCAGCGCCGCGCCGCTCTCCGCGATGACGGAGCCGCAGACGACGACCGCCACGGTCTCGCCGATCGCCGCGTCGTGCTGGGCGATGCCCATGACCTTCTGGCCGGTGGCGTTGGCCTGGGCGCCGCCGAACGTCACGCCGCGGCCGCGGGCGATCGCCGTGGTGGCGACCACCGACAGCGTCAGAATGGGAACCTGCTGGGTCATGCGCGCCGCCTCCTCAGCCGGCCTTCTCGACCGCGAGCACCGCGGTCACGTAGTCCACGTTCGGGTGCGCCACCTGGTAGGCGAGCGCCTTGGCGTGCAGCGCCATGCGGTCGGGATCGACCGCGCGGCCGGCGAACTCGGCGGCCACCGGCGCGTCGCCGGCGCCGGGCCCCTCGCCGCCGGCCAGCTCGCCGAAGGTCGCGACCTTCGGCAGGGCGGCGAGGATGTCGCGGAAGGCCGCGAGCTGCGGCTGCTTCACGGTCTTGCCGCCCTCGGCGAAGGCGATCTCCGCCTCATTCGACAGCGCGCCCATGAAGGCGACGACGCGCGGCGCCATGGCCTGCGGCAGGCGCGCCTGCTTCACCAGGCCCTCGACGAAGGCACGGTTCTCGGCCTCGGTCCGCTCGGCCTCGCGCGCGGCGAAGGCGGCTTCCTTGTCGGCGATCGCGCGCTCGCGCGCCGCCAGCTCCTCCGCGCGGCGCGCGGCGTCCTCTTCGTTCACTCTGCGATCCTTCGCTTCGGGTGGTTTGGTGGGATCGGCGCCGGCGGGCGCGGTCGCGAACTCGATGGCGACGACGTGCGGCTCATCGGCCGCCGCGAACTCCAGCGTCACAACCTGGTCGTCGTCGGCGGCGAACTGGATCGGCTTGAGGCCCTTCACCGCAGGCGCCGTGGCGCCCAGGAACCCGACATGCTTCAGGTAGTAGCCACCAGGCGCCGGGTTCTGCGGATGGCGCGGCGTGTAGAGCGCGATGCTGACCTTCTTGAACCGCCCATCGCGCACCATCTCGGCGAACTGGGGTTCGACCTGGTGCGGCTCGGCGAACAGGCCGTCCTGCTCGCTGGTCAGCGTCTTCACCCAGCCATAGGCTGGCGCGTCGGTCGGCGGGTGGCCGACGACTAGCGGCGCCTCCTCCCCTACCGTCGCGTAGGCGCGCGCCATGGCGTCGAGGTCGGCCGCGCTGAATTCCAGCGTGCCGCCGCGCATCGGGGTATGCGCCCCGGCCCTGAACAGGTGGATGCGTCGCATGGCCGGCAGGATCGCGCGCGGGCGGCGGCGGGGTCGGCGCCCCACCAGAGGGGCGCGAAGGGCGCATGGCCCGTAACGGCGTTCAGGGCGCGCTGTGGCGGGGTGTCCCTGCGGGTGGTGTCGCGATGCCTCCCGGCGCCCCGACCCGGCTCTTAGCGCTCTTATTCGGCTCTTATTTTCGCGCCTGGGCGGCGCGCGCCGCGAAGTCCTCGAAAACCTCCACGATGGTCTGCCGATCGTCGTCCGAAATGCCGAGGAACGGGCGGGCCGGGATGGTGACCTTGCGGGCGAACACCATGCGCTTGCCGAGGCGGAACGCCAGCCTCTCCGCGTTGCGCGGCACGATGGTGGCGCCGAACTGCTGCGCGGCCGCGTAGATTTTGTTGGTGCCGAGGCGCAGCACGCTGCCGTCCACCTGGCTGGTGAGGCTGCCGAACAGCCCGCCGCGCATGGCGCGCTCCCGCAGGATCCCCGGGCCGCGCTTGCCGGCGGCGTAGGCCGGGTTGAGACGCGACCAGGCGCCGCCGTCCGGCGCGCGTTCCCGCGTGATGCGGTCGCGCGTGCTGCTGACGAGCAGGGGGCCTAGCGCCTTCAGCGCCGGCGACGGATCGCGGCCGACGCGCGCGAGCGCGGCCAGCGCCTGGCGCAGCGCGGCGTCGTCGATCGTGACGCGCACGCCGGTCATGCGCCGGCCTCGGGCGGCGCCGGCGTGGCCGGCGGCCAGTCGGGAGGGGTCGGCACGGTCGGCGCCGGCAGGTCGCGCAGCTCGCGCCACGCGGCGCCGGGGTTGTAGTCCCAGCCGGGGTCGATCCCGACGGGCACCATGTCCTCCCGCCCGCTGGCGGGATCGCGCCACGGGCGGCGCTGGATCTCCGGCGCGGTGGAGAGGCCGCCCCGCCGCGCGGCCTGGCGCTCGGTCAGCGTCTCGACCCAGCAGCCGCAGCCCCAGCCGTTCGGCGGGTAGTGCGTGCGCCACCACGGGTCGTCATGCCGCAGCGTCAGCCCGTCCCAGGCCTGGTGCTCCGGCCGGGGATCGCGCGCGCCGCTGTGGCGGTAGCGCCAGATGGGCGCGAGCGCGAGCACCTCCGGATCGGTCTGCTGCTCGTATTGCCCCGCCGCGTAGGCGCCGCGCAGGTTCGTCTCGTAGACTAGGCGCGTGCGCCAGGCGGAGTAGCCCTTGCCCTTGGCGTCCCACCCCAGCCGCTGCATCAGCGGCGCCAGGTCGCGGCGGAAGTCGGCGAGCGTGGTGCCATCGGCGATCGCGCGCTGCACGGCGCCGCGCACGCCGGCCAGCAGGTCTTCGGCCTGGACGCCGGCGACCATGAAGGCGCGGGAATGCGCCGCCTTCCACACATCGTCCCAGCGTCGGGTGGGAGCATTCACCTTGCCGGCGAAGAAGCGCATGGCTTCCACCGGCGGCAGGCTCAGCGCCTCGGCGTCAGTCGTCACGGGGTGCCGGAGCCTTCAGGCATTCGCCGTTGCACTCGCCGTGATTGGCGCAGCGGCAGGGCTGGCGCTCGCCGGGCCGCGGTGGTGCAGGCTCGGGCGGCTTCACTCCGGCACGCCGCCCTTCACCTCCGCCGCGGCCGCCCAGTAGGCGGCGGCGAAGGCGGGCGCCAGCTTCTCGGCGATCGGCCGCACCGGCAGCGCGCCGGCCAGGCGCGCCAGCCGCGTCTCCAGCTCGGCGAAGCTGGTCGCGGCCTCGACCTCCGCCCGCACCGCATCCAGCAGCGCCTGCTGCGCGCCGTTCGCGTCGCGCGCCAGCCGGTCCGCCAGCGCGTTCACGGGCTCCTCCGGCCCGTCCTCCGCGAAGGCCGGGTCGGCCTCGTCCTGCGGCGGCTGCTGGCCCGTTGAGGCCGGGCGCTGCACGCGGCGGTAGCCCTCGCCGTAGCGGGTTCGCACGCTCTCCTCCGTCGGTTCGTAGCCGATGTCGAACAGCTTGCGGTCCAGCTCCGCCATGGCCAGCAGGTCCGGCTCCTCCGGCGCGCGGCGCCAGACGGTGGGCGGCGCGGCGCCGGGCACGTTGAGCTCCGTGATCCAGCGCATCAGCGTGGCGTTCAGCTCGCCGGAGAGCAGATCGGCGTCCTGGTCGGCCAGCTCCTGCCGCACGCCGTCATGCGTCTCGGCCGCGGCGCGGCTGCCGTTGCCCTGCATCTCGGTCGTCAGCGTCTCGCCCAGCACGATCTTGGAGATCTCGGCGTCCATCGCGCTGGTCAGCGCCTCGTGCAGGGTGCCTGTGGCGCTGCCGCCGACGCCGGCCTCCAGGAACTTGATCAGCGTGCCGGCGGGCACCACCAGGCCGCCGCCGCGCGCCAGGTCCTGCAGCGCGGCCGACAGCTTCCGCCGCTCCTCGTCCGGCGTGCCGGAGGCCATCTCGGCGTAGATGAAGGGCAGGCCGAGCTTCTCGAGCAGCGCGTTCCACAGCGCCACGCCGTTCCGCTTGAAGTAGACCGGCCAGAACAGGTCATGCCCCAGGCCGCGGCCGTACGGGTCCTCGTTCTCCTCCGCCCAGTAGCGCAGCAGGATGAACTTGCGGTCGGGCAGCGGGATGCCGTTCGTCGGCTCCTCCCAGGTCAGCAGGCGCAGCTGCTCCTCCCGGTCCAGGCGGAAGCGGCGGGCGTTGCGCGGCTTGATGCGGGCAGGCACCACCCAGAAGCCGCGCAGGCCGCTTTCCAGCGTCAGCTCCGCGACCTCCCACAGCACTTCCGCCACCGCGTAGCCGGTGAGCACGGCGGAGAGCAGGCCCTGGCAGGCGCGGTCGAAGTCGGTGCGCTTCAGCGCGGCGCGCGCCAGCTCGGCGGCCAGAACGTCGGCCGGTTCCTCGCTGGCGGCCTCGACCTCCCACGGGCGTGCGATCACGGCCTGGCGGCGCTTGCGCAGCACGCTGCCGGTGTGCCCGTCCCGCGCCAGGTCCTGGTAGATGCGGATGCCGTCGCCGCCGCCACGGCGCAGCAGGATGTCGTCGCGGGTGGTGAGCGTGAAGCCGCTGATCGGCGCGGTGACGTCGCGCGCGATGGAGGCGATCTCGACCCGCAGATCCTGCGGGATCCGTGTGTCGCCGGTGCTGTCGCTCATGCTGGAAGGCCTCGCTGCCGGCGTCGTGGCTGGACCGGCTGATCCGCCC